CAACCGCTCTTTCAAATAATGCTCTTAATCTAACTTCTGCTACTTCAGGAGAACCAGCAAATATCCAACTAAGACTAGGCGCTGATGGATTAAGCGAAGCTAATGCTACTCTATCAATCCTAGCAGCTGGATATGAATTGTTCCAGTCACCAGAAGATGTTGATATTTCTCTTGTTCTTCAAGGAAAGCCAATTGGTGGAACAACTGTTCAAGACGGAAGAACAGTTCAGAATTACCAGCTAGCTAACTGGATTATTGATAATATCGTTGGTGGTTCAAACTTTGATCCTGAAAACAAGAACGGAAGAAGAGATTGCGTAGCTTTCGTATCTCCTGATAAGGCTACTGTTCTTAACAACGCTGGTGACGAAGCTCTAGATCTTAAGTCATGGAGAAATGCTCTACGTAGTTCTTCATACGCTGTCATGGACTCTGGTTATAAGTATCAGTATGATAGATATAACGACGTTTACCGTTGGATCCCTCTAAACGGTGACGTTGCAGGTCTATGCGCAAGAACAGATATGACTAATGACGCATGGTGGTCACCAGCTGGTTTCAACCGTGGTCAGATCAAGAACCTTGTTAAACTAGCATATAATCCTAAGAGACCAGAAAGAGATATTCTATATCCAGCTGGTATCAATCCTGTGGTTACTTTCCCAGGAGAAGGAACTGTTCTTTACGGAGACAAGACTCTACAGTCTAAGCCATCTGCCTTTGATCGTATCAATGTTCGTAGATTGTTTATCACTCTAGAGAAAGCTATCTCTGTTGCTGCTAAGTATTCATTATTCGAATTCAACGATGCGTTTACTAGAGCACAGTTCAGAAATCTTGTAATTCCATATCTACGCACTATTAAGGGTCGTAGAGGCATTACAGACTTCCTAGTTGTTTGTGACGACACTAACAATACTCCACAGATTATTGATAGTAACCAGTTCGTCGGCGACATCTATATTAAACCTGCGAGAAGTATTAACTTCATCCAGCTTAACTTCATTGCTGTTCCAACTGGTGTTCAGTTCTCTGAAGTTATCGGTAAGTTTTAATAAATAGATAAAACTCAAAGGAGTAAAATAGATGGCTTTCGACATTAACGATTTTAAACAAAAGGGTCTACGTTACGGTGGTGCTAGACCTTCGCTATTCGAAGTAGTAGTTACTCCTCCACCAGGAGTAGCAGTTGCAGCGGCGGGAATTGAAAAATTCCCGTTCGTCTGCCGAGCAGCAGAACTACCAGAATCAACTATTGGAAATATTGAAATTCCATATTTTGGTAGAAAAATTAAGGTTGCTGGTGAACGTACTTTTGCTGACTGGTCAGTAACTGTAATGAATGATGAAGACTTTGCAGTTAGAACAATGTTTGAAGCATGGCAAAATGCTATCAATACTATCGTTTCTAATGTTCGTATAGCAAACCCAATTGAAGACTATAAGACTTTGATTGACGTTACTCAGTTTGCTAAGGATGGCGAAGCAATTCGTTCTTATCAGTTAGTTGGCGCATTCCCAACTGCAGTTAGTGGTATTACTCTTGGTTGGGATTCTGCTAATGCCATTGAAGAGTTTACAGTAAACTTTTCTTATGATTATTGGATACCTCTTATTATTGGTACTACAGTTCTATCAGCTAAGACATCTGGTCAGGTTACTGATTTTGATGTAGAAGCAACTCCAACTGGCGGTCCAATAGGAATCTAAATAAACTATAATAATGATTAGGAGGGAGGAAACTCCCTCCAATATTGGAGAAATAAATGGCTTATACTTATTTAATAGGTTGGTCAAAATATAATAAATTCTATTATGGTGTTCGTTTTTCTAAAAAAAGCGATCCTTCTGAATTATGGGTAAGCTATTACACTTCTTCTAAACATGTTAAATCTTTTGCTAAACTGAATGGCGATCCAGATATAATAGAAATTAGAAAAATCTTTAAAGAAGTTAATAAAGCACGCCTTTGGGAAGAAAAAGTTTTAAGAAGAATGAAAGTTATTGAAAAAGATAATTGGATTAATAAAACTAATAATAGATCTATCGATTTATTATATTCAACTCATTTTGGTGAAAAAAATGGAATGTTTGGAAAAAAACATTCTGAACAAACAAAATTATTAATGTCTTTAGCAGCGAATGGTAGAAAAGATTCTTTAGAAACAAAAAGAAAAAAAAGAATAGCAAGAATAGGTTCTAAAAATCCAGCACACAAAGGATTTGTCAAGACACCTTATGGTATTTTCGAAACACTAAAAGAAGCAGCAAAATTTGAAAAATGTGGATTATCAACAATGTGTATAAAAGTTAATAACCCGCAGTTTATAAACTATGAAAGGATTTAATTTTGGCTGAACTATTCGGATTTGAACTCAGAAGAAATAGACCAACAGTTGAACCAGCATCATTTGCTCCTTCAAAGGACTCGGATGATGGTGCAGTTGTTGTATCTGCAGGTGGAGCATTCGGAACATATGTTGATCTTGATGGAACTGTTCGATCTGAAGCAGAATTAGTCACCAAATATCGTGAAATGTCTTTACAGCCAGAGTGTGATGCTGCTATTGATGAAATTGTAAATGAATCTATATCCATCGACGAAGAACATATTGTTAGTATAAATCTTGATGAATTAAAAGTCAATGATAATATCAAAAAAGTAATTACAGAAGAATTTAAAAATTGTTTAAATCTTCTAGAATTTAACAAATATGCTTATGAAATCTATCGTCGTTGGTATATCGATGGTCGTTTATACTATCATGTAATTATCGATGAAAAAAACCCAGCGGCTGGTATTAAAGAATTAAGATATATTGATCCTCGTAAAGTTCGTAAGGTTCGTGAAGTTCAAAAGAAAAGACTTCAAGTTGCCAATCCTGGCGATGCAGTTGTAACTAAAACTGTTAACGAATATTTTATCTTCAATGATAAAGGTTTTAACTTTGGTAATAAAGCAGTAGGTCCATCGACCACTGGTTTAAAAATTGCTAAAGATTCTATTCTACATTGTGTTTCTGGTTTGACTGACAACCAAGGAACAATGGTTCTTTCCTATCTTCATAAGGCAATTAAGCCACTTAACCAGCTTAGAACATTAGAAGACGCTCTAGTTATCTATCGTCTTGCTCGTGCTCCTGAACGTCGTATTTGGTATATTGACGTTGGTAATCTGCCAAAGATGAAGGCAGAGCAGTATGTTCGTGATATTATGGTTAAGCATAAAAACAGATTAATCTATGACGCCCAAACAGGCGACATTAGAGATGACCGCAAATTCATGACAATGTTGGAAGATTATTGGCTTCCACGTCGTGAAGGTGGTAGAGGTACGGAGGTTACTACCCTACCTGGCGGTCAAACATTAGGTCAAATGGATGACGTTTTATATTTTCAGAAGAAATTTTTGAACGCATTGAACGTTCCAATTAGTCGTTTAAATTCAGACGCACTATTTTCTATTGGTCGTGCTACTGAAATTACAAGAGACGAATTAAAGTTTACTAGATTCTGTATTCGTTTAAGAGCTAGATTTGCTAACATGTTTACCAAGATGTTAGAAAAACAGCTTATTCTTAAAGGTATTACCACGCTTGATGATTGGGCTCAGATGGCCAACTTCATTAAGTATGATTACGCTAAAGATAATTATTTCACAGAACTTAAAGATGCTGAAATTCTAGAAGGAAGAATCAATCAAGCTAGAAATATTCAGGATATGATTGGTAAATATTATAGTCATGAATGGGTTCGTAGAAATGTTCTACATCAGCCAGATTATGATATTTCTGAAATTGATAAACAGATTGAAGTTGAAAATAAACAGGTTCAAGCTGGTGATAGTAGATGGATTAATCCTGCTGTTATTAATAATGAACAATTATTACAGCAAGCTCAAATGGCTACTGAACAAATGCAACAACAGCAGCTACAACCAGGCGTAGAAGGTTCTATGGAAAACGATCCGGAACAAGCTCAAAAATTGGAACAAGTTCGTAATGCTGAAATGATTGTCGATCAAATGAAAAAGATGCCAAAAGCAAATAGAACTATGGCTGACGAAGCCAAGTATAAAGCTGCTGTTCAAATAATTGCTAAAAACCCAGAATTAAGATCTAGAGCGCAAGCTGGTGGCGCTCCTACAACACAACAATAAAGGTGAGATAGATGTCAGAAGAAAATAAATATGAATTAGATGATTTAGTAACTTCTGCTGTCATGCAGAAACCATTAGAATTTGAAGCTGCATTTAATGATCTAGTAGTAGATAGAATTAGAACTGCAGTAGAAAACAAAAAAGTAGAAATTGCACAACAAATGTATGGTTACGAACCACCAGAAGAATATTATGCAGACGATGAGATTGGTGCTGAAGAATCAGAACTAGAGCACTCAGGGGAAGAATAAATGGCCAAGGATCTTAAATCAATTCTTGCTGGAGTTAAATCTAGT